GGCCGTGGTTGGAAGCAGGTAGGATATACCGATATGTTTCACCTTGATGGGACGGTGGAGCGATTGGCCCGGAACAACGAGGACGCACGGGTGGATCCGTGGGAGATTACCAATGGGGCAAAAGGGTACAATTCCATTTCCCGGCACATTGTGTACGTTGGCGGTGTGGCCGCTGACGGCAAGACTCCCAAAGACACCCGTACTCCCGGCCAGCTGAAAGCGTTGGAGGATTACGTGAAAGACTTCCACCGCCGTTTCCCACGGGTGAGAATCATCGGTCATAACGAGATTGCGGCCAAGGCGTGCCCGTCATTTGACGTTCAGGCATGGCTCAGGAAAATAGGCATTAACCAATAACAAAGCAAAGAGATGGACGGTCTGATGGATTTTTTAATGTTCGCCCTGCCGGGTGGTTTTATCGGGAGCATCTTCACATGGTTTGTTGGCCGTAGAAAGCAGAACAATGATATGTTATCCCAGCTTCAGGCGTCCATCAATATGCTCAGTAGTGAGAACCGGAAGATATTGGATGAGAATATCCAACTCCGTAGAGAGAATGCCGACCTGAAAGCGAATCAGGAGGAGATGATCCAAAAGCTCTCCCGTCTTACCAAAGAGGTGGAGAGATTAAGAAAAGTAATCAATAAACAAACAGGAAATGATGAGAAATCCAATCCGAGGGGTAACCCTCGTGCTACTTATAGCCGTGTTCTGCCTGATGGGATGTGCCACGGCGAAATTAACCAAGAGCCAGCAGTCACACACGCTGACGGAACAGACGAAAAGCGGAACCACCACCGGAGTAACCGGAGAGCAGTCAGACGTGACGGCTCAGAGGACGGGGGAACTACTGCAGGGACAGACGATAACCGCCCTGACACGGGAGGGGATTCCGGAGTCGGAGGCGAAAGTGGATGTTCCGATACAGAACCTCCTTAACCTGCCGGATGGTGCTGGCTACACGACCAAAGACGGTCAGGCATCGGTAAGCGTGCAAAGGCATGGCGATAATATCACGGTTAAGGGTAAATGTGACTCTATCGCCCGGCAATGCCTTTTTTACGAGCGTGAGGTGTTCCGACAGCGCAACGAGGTGGATAGCTTAAAACGGGTTATTTCCCGGATGGAACAGACGAGCAGCCGGAGTGATGAAACCTACAAGGCGGAGAGCGATGCCGCTGAAAGTATCAAGGAAAAACCTCCCGCTACATGGTATAAATGGCTTTTAGCCGGATTCGTGGGTGGTTTGCTGCTTACCTCTCCACTAAAGAAACTAAAGAATAGAATATTAACCTTTTTAAAATAGAGAACGATGTCAAAAGTATATGTGAATGATGGATACATGATGCTCCTTGATGCCATTTATTTCAATGGTAAAAAGATCGGCAATGTTTCTGATGACGGTATCGATTGGGGCGGTGATGCCGCTGAATATATCAAGCTCTTTGCCGCACAGGTTCGTAATGCCCCGGTCAAGAAAATAAAGAAAAAGGATGCTACCAATCTGCTAAAGTTTACCCTGATTGAACTTGTTCCTCAGAACTGTAAGGACGTGATGGGCGGAACGGTGGACGGTACAAAATGGGAGGCTCCCTCGGAATCCGTTTCATTGGAGGGTACATTGAAAATCCTCTGCGGAACCGGTCAGACTATCGAGGTGAAACGCATGACGCTGGACGGTGTGGTACGTGGCAAGATTGGCGGTGATGATCCGCTGGGTATCGAATGTGAAATGGAAATGTTGAACCCGCTGGATGGAGGTTCTCCTTTCAGCTTTGATGACACGGTTCCATTTATTTCCATAACGCCCACCTCTTTGTCATTCGCCAAAGGTGGAGAAAGCAAGACGGTGGATATTGAAGCCTCCGGAGCGTTTTCCGTTGGAAAGGTTCCCGCCGGTTTCAGCCTTGAGATTGTAAACGGCAGGATTACCATCACGGCGGATGCCAATACCGGGGCTGCGAGAAACGGATCGGTAGAGTTTATCCTTGCGGCTGATAATACCAAAAAGGCCACCCTCACGTTGAGTCAGGCGGCTGGTAATGCGTAACCCATGAAAAAGAACGTGGAAATAGAGGCAGCGGAGGCTTTGCTTGATGTAGGGGTTTCCCTGCCTTTTTTGCAGTTTAAGATGCCATTCAGAAAGAAACCGGTATCGATCAGGGTAACCATGAAACGTCCCTGCTTGGGGAGTCAGATCCGGATCGCAAGGCTATACCTGCAGTTGGGTATCACATACGAGGAGATGGAGCAGTTCAACAAGCATGAGGAGATGGCGTTCCTTGCCATTCATGGCAAACGTGTTTCCAAGATGGTATCCCTGACCATCTGCCGTGGGGCGGTTTCCGGTCTATTGTTTTCCGGTATTGTCGCATGGCTCTTGAGATGGTTTGTTCCTGACAAGTACCTGCAGGGTGCTAACCAGCGTTTTGTCACTTTGCTTGGTACAAAGTCTTTTATGCGTATTATCGAATCGGTTCAGATATCCAATCCACTGAAACCGAGAGAGAGCCAAAAAAGAAAGGGGAGTTAAGAACGAAATATGTCGGATCCCATAGCCCCTTTGGTATAGTGTGGCAGATAGCTGCGGCCACCGGCTGGAGTGTAAAATACATTCTTTGGGGTGTCAATTACCAAACCCTCCGGATGATGCTTGCCGATGCGCCACATTACGAGAAAGAGAATGATAACAACCGAACCGGAAGCAAAGGCGGTAAAGGGAAACCTAAAAGCCTTTCCGGATTTTTCCAATCACGATTGAAAGAACAATGAAACCCGTTGAGATAGAATTCATAATGAGAGACAAGCTCTCTCCCGGCATTGACAAGGCGGGCAAGTCCGCCGAAACGCTGGGAGATAAGGCCGAGCAGGTGTCTAAAAGCATCACAGACCGTATTGCCGCCCAAAAAGAGCAGATCAAGTATGTTGAATCCTGTCTCAAGGATTTAAAGAAGCAATACGACAACCTTGCACCCGGAAAGGCGCAGCTGGAGATGCGTGCGGAGATAGATGCCTGTACCAAAGCCCTGCAGGAGGACAAGAACATTCTCTCCTCCCTTGAGGCGGAGCATGACAAGGCATCCGTTTCCACCAAACGGCTTTCCATGCAGCTCCGGGAGATGCAGGATGCGATGGCTCGCCTACGTTTGGAGGGCAAACAGAACACCAAAGAGTATGCGGAGATGGCCGATAAAGCCGCTGTATTAGCCGATACCATCGGTGATCTGCGTACCCAAACGAATATTCTCGCCAATGATGATGCTGCCTTGCAGGGAGTGATGAGCGGTGTGAACGGCTTGTCCGGTCTATTCACGACCGCCACCGGTGTCATGGGGATTTTTGCCTCGGAAAACGAGGATCTGATAAAGATACAAACCCGTGTGCAGAGCGTCATGGCCGTCACTATGGGGCTGCAGCAAGTCATGAATACCCTGAACAAGGATTCCGCTTTTCGGCTGGTTACCGTTGTCAAGATGAAAAAGCTGCTGACGGCGGCCAATACAAAGCTGGCCGTTTCGTTGGGTATCTCCAATGCGGCGGCCACCGCTTTGATGGCCACTCTGACATTAGGGCTTTCCGCCGTAATAACGGGGCTTATCGTTCTTTGGGATAAATACAGCGATGCGCAGGAGAAAGCGGCGGAAAAGGCGAAAGAACGGGTAAAAATAGAGAGTGACGGGCGTGCCCAAATGATTAAAACCCGTTTCGAGATAGAAAATACGACAAAGAGCCTGAAAGACTTTACCGGCAGTAAGGAACAGGAAAAGGCTAAAGTCGAGGAGTTGAACCGGAAATACGGCGAGAGCTTCGGGTATTACAATACCGTTGCCGAGTGGTACGATGTGCTGATCCAAAAGAGTGATGACTATATCCAAATGCTTTTCCTGCAAGCGAAAGCCCAAAGCCTTGTGAACAAGGCGGTGGAAGCGGACGAAAAGGTGAACGAGGTAAAGGCTACTCCCGAATCCGATGTCGAGGGTTCGATGGGCTGGTTCTCTAAAATGGGACTTTATATGGCTCAAAGCGAGTCTTACGGTCAGATTGACGCTCAGACGTTGATCGAGAAACATAATAAGGAGGCCAAGGATGCAGCCGTAAAAGCCGCCGAGGAACAGCGGGACGCTTATCTGGAGGAGGCAAGGAAACTGCAGGAGGAATATGCCGAGCTGGGAAAGAAATCCGGTATCGGCGGGTTCGTGGCTCCTGAGAACAACAAGGATAAAGCGAAACCGGCCAACAACCTCGCCGAGCTGGAACTGAAAGCCCGGCAAAAGATAGAGGATCAGCGTATTGCCATCCTGAAAGAGGGATATGACAAGGAGCGTGAGGAGGCATCGTTGAACTTTGAGCGGGAGAAAGAGCGTATCAACCGTGAGGAGCAACAGCGCATTGAACTTTATAACAAGCTGAAAGCCGCCGGGGAAAAAGTTACTCCTGAGCAGCTTGCCAATATCTCGGCACAGGCCGCAACCCAGCGTATACAGGTTGCACAGATATATGATGCCACCGTTGCAGAGATTGACGGTAAGGAGAAAAAGGATAACGAGGAGAAAAAGAAGAAACAGCAGGAAACCCTGCAGGAACTTCTGACTAAATATCGTGACTATGAGGCACAGCGTGCGGCTATAAAGAAACAAGGTGATGATGATATCGCTAAATTGGAGGCGGAGCGGACTGAGGCAAACTCGGCGGAGATTGACCGGGCGATAGCCGTCGCAAGAGAAAAGGTAAAACAAGGCATCCAATCAGTGAATGATGCGGAGGCTGACAGTATCTCAAAGGACAATGATTTCTTTAAAAAGCTCTTTGGGGATTATTCTTCCATGTCTTTCGACTCACTGCAGAAACTTATCTCACAGGCGAAGCAGTTGCGTGCATATTTATCCGGCAAGGGAGATGCGAAAGGTATCACGTTCATCTCTCCGGATCAACTGAAAAACATAGAGAAAAGTCCGGCAGAACTTGAAAAGCTGAAAAAAGCCCTTGATAAATTGCTCGATACCGGCAAGGGAGGCAATAATAAGTGGGAGAACATCTTCAAGACATTTGAGAAAGGCTTTGCCGAACTCAAAGGTGCGAAAGGAGCCAAAGAGGTGTCCGGCGCAATCGGTACGATCAGCGGGGCAGCGTCCGAGGCGGCTGGTGAACTTGCCAATATGTTTGACCAGATGGGTGACAACGAGGTTGCCGATGCCCTGAACGGTATGCAGCAGGTGATGGGGGCGGTTTCCAATATCGGACAAGGTTTCGCCAAGGGTGGCTTGATCGGTGGCATCGGTGCGGCTATCGGTGAGGCCGCAAATTTCCTGACCTCGGCCTTTGCTGCGGAAGCCCGCCACAAGGAGGCTCTAAAAGAGATTGAAAAGGCAAAGCTCGATTTCCAGCGGCAATACAACCTCTTACTGCTGGAGCAGAACCTTTTGCTCGAAAAGGCGGAGAACATATTCGGGGAGCGTCAGGTAGCAAAGGCCGCTAATGCGATAGAGGTCTATCGTGATGCCCTCTCGCAATTCAAGGAAGAACTGGCCGGTGACGCTCCCACCATGAACTGGATAGAGCGCATGACGGGTGATTTTGCCGGAACCTACCGCAAACGGCTGGAGAACTATCAGAAAGGTTTTGGCGGGTTGAACGATGCGCAGATCGTTACGGGACATAAAAAAACGGGATTGTTCGGCTGGGGAAAAGGAAAGGATGTTTATAGCGGGATCCTTGATGTTTACCCTGAACTGATAAAGGCCAACGGCGAGCTGGATACGGAGATGCTCCAAGTCATTCTCGATACCCGTAAGATGAGCGATGAAACCCGGAACTATCTTGAGAACCTGATCGACCTGAAAGATGCGATGGACGAGGCGGAACAGGCTTTGGAGGATTATCTGCAGGAAACGTTCGGGAGCCTCGGTCAGGGAATGCTCGACTCCATCACTTCCGCCATCAAGGGAAGCGGCACGGCATTGGAGAATTTTGCGGATCAGGCCGCTTCCGTGCTGGAGAACCTCGGAGAGCAGATCGCATATTCCCTGTTCTTTGCCGATAAGTTCGATGACCTGCAGAAAAAGTTAAAGGCGGTATATGGAAGCGGTAAAAGTGAGGAACAGATTGCGGGTGATGCCATGCACCTGATTGATAGCTTTTATGACAATATCGGGAATAACGTTGATGCGGCTCAATCGTGGATGGAAGCGTGGAAAGACAAGGCCGCCGCTATGGGGTATGATCTTTGGAAAAACGATGAGGAAAAGACTACCACCCAAAGCGGGCGTGCCGGTGCTTTCCAAACCCTCACACAGGATCAGGGTACAAAGCTGGAGGGATTGATGACCTCCCTGCAGATGCACGATGCCTCCATCGATGAGAACGTGGAGAATATATCAGAGGGCATAGGCGGAGCATTGGAAACGATCGATAAGATAAAGACGAACACCGATGCCTTGCCAAAGATATACGATGAGATAAGGGATATCAAACAAAACGGTTTAAAGATGAAATGACAATGGATATTTTAAAAGGCTTGTTACTGATAAACGGGGTTGATGTCTTTGTGGATTATGGGGCATTCCTCGCAGAGGAGAAAGCGGGTGATACCAAGAATTACTCCGCCCTGCTGAAACCGCCATCGGCAAAGCCGCACACGGCTGTGTCATTCCGGGAAAAAGACGGGGAGAAACTGCCTGATGCGCTTTTACCCGCATGGGAGGCTCGTGATGTCACCCTGCAATTTGCGATCATAGCGGCAGACCGGGCGCAATTCCTGTCCCGTTATTCGTCATTCCTGAAATTTCTCAAGGCCGGTAATAAGGGATGGTTGACCATCAACCCTCCGGAGCTTGGCAGGAGTTACCGGATGTACTACAAGGATTGCACGGATTACACCCAGCTGACCGATTTCGGGGGTGAGGTCATCGCAAAATTCAGCGTGAAATTTCGGGAACCGGTTCCCTCGTTATAGTATTCAAACATTATTCAAACAGCGTTCAAAATGGAGCTTAAAATATACAACCAGCAAGGGGTGTTCAAGACTGCGGTATCGCCGTCAGACTCCGACCGCCACGTAAAGGAAGTGATGAATGACAATATCCTGAATTTGTCGTTTACCCTTTACGAGTACGTGGAACTGGGCGTGAATGATTACGTGGATTTTGAGGGTGAACGCTTCACGCTGCTGGAGGATTACAAGCCGGAGCAGAAATCCACCGTTGAGTATGCCTACAGCTGCAAGTTCTACGGTATAGAGAGTGAGCTTAAAAAGGCCAAAGTCCTCAAGATGGTGGACGGTGACGATGAGCTTTCCTTTTCCTATGATGCCACGGCTGCCGAACACCTGCAGCTGATATGTGACAATATAAACCGTATCAAGGGGACGAAAAATTGGGTTATCGGCGAGGTGGTGTCCTCCGCTAATGTAAACATAGAGTATGATAAGATATTTTGTTTCGATGCCCTTTCGGAAATAGCCAAGAATTTCAATACCGAATGGTGGATCGAGGGAACCACTATCAATCTGAGCCGTTGTGAACACGGCACTCCCGTATCTTTGGGGTACGGAAAGGGGCTGCTCAGGCTTTCCCGTGTGGAGAATGATACGGTTCCTTTCTTTACCCGGTTGTATCCTCTTGGCAGTACCCGTAATATCGTGGCCTCTGATTACGGTCACCGCCGCCTGCAGCTTCCGGGTGGTGTCCGTTACGTGGAAAGGAATATCCATCTTGGAATCGTGGAGCAGGCGGAGGAGGAGGCCTTTGCGTACATATTCCCGAAACGAATCGGTACTGTTACCGGTGTCAGGACGGAAGAGGCCACAGGTGAGGACGGCAATGCGTTCACTATATATTATTTTACTGATGAGGGGTTGAATTTCGATCCGAACACGTATGAGATCGAGGGGCTTGTTAAACAGGTGTCGTTTCAAGGCGGGGAGTTGAACGGGCGTGATTTTGAGGTGAATTTCAACTCCGAGACAAAGGAGTTCGAGATTATCACGCAATTCCCGTATGAGAACCAGCAGCTACCGGGCGGCCTGCTGATCCCGAAGCCGGGTGACGAGTATATCCTTTGGAACATACGGATGCCTAAAGAGTATTATCCGCTGGCGGAAAAAGAATTCGAGGAGGCCGTTCAGAAGCATATCGAGTCGATAAGCATTGATACGTCAGTCTATAAGGCTCCAACCGATTACATCTATTTGGATGAGAACCATATCGATTTGAAATTGGGGCGGCGTGTCCTTTTGGAGAATGAGATTTATTTCCCCACCGGCACTCACGAGAGCCGTGTGACCAAGATCTCCCGCCGGGTGAATAATACCACAGATATGGATATTGAATGCACGTATGCGGTTGATTACGGGCGTATCAATCAGATCGAGAGTAATATCGTGGATATTCAGGCAGCCTATAAGGAACAGCTGAATAAGGACGTGCTGACCGTATTGAAAAGCTGGGACAGTATTGATCCCACCGAGTATAACGTCCTTTCCGCCGTCCGGACAATACGCACGATCGCAAATTCCTTGAGCAAGCTGGAAAAAGAAACGGCAGACAAATACCTCAGAAAGGACATACCCGACACGGCGAAAGAGCTTGAAACCTTTTTGAAGGGGATAAAGGTTATCGGCGAGGCTCTTGTTGAAAGCCTTACGGTAGAGAAAGACTCCACTTTCAAAGGTCTGCTTTCCTCCGAGGTCTTTACTTCGGGTTTCCCCGGCGGAACCGGATGGGCATTGTTTTGGAAAGAGGTGCTTAATGCCGCAGGAGTAAAGGAAAAGAAAGCCGTCATGGAGCTGGACGAGATGACCGTCCGTGGGGTTATGCGAGTGTATGAATTTGTCATCTCACAACTGATGGGTGAGAACGGAACCCGTCTGACAACTGACATGATGCGTGTCGATCACATCGATGCGGGCACAAAGACAATCTATCTCGATACGGAGAAAGGAGTCCTTTACAACCCTTTCCGTCCGGGTGATATCCTGATGGTTCAGCGTTTTTCCGTGGATGGTATCATCAAGCAGTACGAACTGCAGGTGGTCACTGCCAAAGTCGGTGATACCTCCAAAGGAGAGGAACGGCTCGATAGCATCACCTATAAGAATTTTGTAGGCGATGAGGGTAGTGTTGTTTTTCGTGACGTGCTTACCCGTGTGGACTCCGCCACCAATTCAGACCGCAAAGGGGTTATCAAACAAACCAGCGTTGAGGAGGGCAGTCCGTATCTTGATGTCCTGTACGGGATGAAAACGGATCCTGACAACGCCGTGCGTCTCCGGCTTGGACGTCTGGCCGGTATTATTACCTATTGGTGGGGGCAGCTGCAGGGATATGGTCTGTATTCCAACAACGCCTATCTGCTGGGTGATTTCCGTCTGCGTACCGGTGAGGATGTCCGGACGAAATTCGAGATAATGGAGGGTATGCTGCAAAGTGCCATGCAGAGCGTTGTCAACACGATGACCGAGGAGGATAACTTTTTGAAAAACGCCAGCTTTCAGGATGACATGGCTTATTGGGAGCGTGAGAGTGATATGGCTTTATTTGATATCGGAGGGCAGCTGCTTGATTTAGGCGTGAATTTCTATTCCGAGAAAAACAAGGTGGCCGATATTGACTCTTTCGATGGCCGTTTCATGCTCCGGATCAAACGGAGTCACATTCGCCAGCTGAATGCGGATATCACCAAGCCGGAAGATGGCAGCGTCATATTTCTAACCTTGAAATATCATTGCGCCGAGGAGGGGAGCCTGACTGCCGGTTTCAGTGGATCCGCTCCCTATGTGGAGCAGGTTATTCCGGCTGGTGAGGGCTTTGATATACTGGAGATATCAGGAGTATGGAACGGAACCGGTGATTTTCTCCTGAAATTTACCGGTGACTTGTATATCGAGCAGCTAACCCTGACCAATCATCCGTTAGAGGATTATAAAAAAGAGGTCAGTACCAAGTTCGAGCAGACCGCCGAGCATATTCTTGCCGTGGCCGAGGAGGTGAATAAGATAGACCATACCATCAAGACCGCCGGTTGGATCACCACGGCAGACGGTAACAAGCTGTGGGCTACCATTACCGAGGTGGACAGTCTTGGCAATCGTGTCACCACGCACGAGAGCAGCTTTCACGTGACGGCGCAGCAGATCAATGCTATCGTGAGCCGTATCGATAAGGCGGAGGATGATTTGGGAATCATAGACCATACCATCAAGACCGCCGGTTGGATCACCACGGCAGACGGCAACAAGCTATGGGCTACCATTGACCGGGTGGATGTCCTTGGCAATCGTGTCACCACGCACGAGAGCAGCTTTCACGTGACGGCACAACAAATCAATGCCATTGTTAGCCGGGTGGATACGATAGACGGAACCATCAGCAAGGCTGGGTGGATTACTACTGCAGACGGCAATAAGTTATGGGCGAGCAAGACGCTTGAGGATGGTGGTGCCATTGTTTCCTATATCAACCAAGCGGCGGACTCCGTGACAATAAACGCCAAGCATATCAAGCTGGAGGGGCTTGTAACTGCGAATGGCAACGTACAATTCACCACGGATGGAAAGATAATCGCCAAGAACGGCGAGTTCAGCGGAACGGTTGTCGGTGTGTCGGGTTCCTTCAAATCCTTAAACTGCGTGAATAATAGCGGGGATATTGTCGGAGGCATCTCCTTTGGCAGTGATGGAAAGATGTGGTTTAACGGTGACCTGTATCATCAGGGCTATGACTATGACAAAAAGCGTTCTTTCCGTTTCTATACCTCTGATGTTTGGTGTCGTGGTAATTTCGGGGCAAGGCAACGCAATACGCTGGTGGTATATGGCAGCTATGGTTACTATTACGTGAATGGTTTGGAGACGGAAACCGGTAAGGTATATGTCTCTTTGTCTTCTGCCACGTCATCCAATAACGAGACCTATTATACTATCCCGTTGTATGGCTCCTCCGGAGATGCTGCTGGTTTTCCGGTTGATTTGGTGATTATAAAAGTTTCAGGAACGTACCGGTATTTGTTGAGCGGGATGAAAAGTCAACGGGTAACGGTGATGAATGCCAATAACCAAAATAGTGAGGTGTATATCTATTCGAACGGTAATAAGGTAAAATGGCCGGGCGGTACTATCGCCGATTGTAGGAATATAGAGGATTTTATGAGTCCTGTGCCAGCGTCTAATTTATTGGGTAGAGGCTGGATAGTAGGTTCAATGAATGATAATGATTGGTAACGATAAAAAGGAGGTATTTATGAAAGTGAATTTGAATGTTCCCTTTATGAATTATAAGGGGTTGGTGATCACGAAAAAAGTAGAGGGTACGGATGTGGAACAGGAGCAGTTGATGAAAGATGTCATTGCTCCGATCCTATTCAGTGGGGAGTGGAGAGATGAGAGGGTGAATGCTTTGAGTGGTGATGAAAAAATCCGTGCTTATAGCTTGAGCCTTAAGATCTATCAATCCACCGGAGATATCGAAATCTCAGCGGAGGAGGCTCTAATGATAAAAGAAGCCGCATTGGTTTTGAGCCCCGGCGGTTACGCACAAATTGTCAAATTGATAGACGGATAAGTTATGGTACTGACAGAAGC